GACCATTTGGTAATGAGCCTTCATATCACCTGAGGCTTCCGACGCAAGTCCCTCAAACTCCTTGAGTTTTTCTGCCCATTGAATTAGTTCTGCGCATAACTTGGTAAGTTCGTCGGGGTCTATTGTAGGCATCTTATACTTTGCGGTAAGAAAAGAAATGGGGGATTTACTCGCATTAAAAAAATACTATATACTAATATAGAATGTCAAATGAACATCATCTAAGTCCTGTTAGGATTTGTGACTGGTTACACAGTTATAAGCATGGATTTGAAGAGAGGAGGGGAGGAATGAAAGCAGAAGAAGCCTTCGCCACTATCAACAGGGAAAATATTAGGCCAGGACTAGATGAACGTAAGATGCTTGTAGAGATGAAAAATCGTGAAAGAGATTTACAAAGAATACTAAATAAGTATACTCCTAGTGGAGCTATTATACCATTAGAAGAACAAGAACAAATAAGAATACTAGAAGAAAAAATTGCTGATTTATATAAAAAAACTCATTTTGGTAGTGGATATCATATTAACAAAGCGCCTGGTAATGTGAATAGAATCGTTTATGAAACCCCTTATCATAAAATTGAGGATTACGTTTCTAAGGTTGCGAAGGATTATAGAATGTCACACGCAGATGCCAAGGCAGCTGTTGCTAGAATTGTAAGAGGTAACTCATTTCTCAATTATGCTAGACCGCAAATGTCCCCATATGAACCAGGTACCAAACACTACAACCCTAGGGCGCCAATGATAACAGATGCTGTTTTAGATGATTCTTATATACAGTTTGTTGATAGGTTATTCAAGGCCAGTCATACTATGCCTCCACCATTGCCCACAGCATCAAGTAAGGAAATGACAGACGGTCAGAGATACTTAGCTAGGTTTGAGAAGAATGGTAAAGGTAATATTCAAAGTCGTAGGGGTTTCAACATTAATAATGTATCTGACGATACTCTTGATGAGTTGATTGCTAGATTAGAGTTCCACAATAGGGAAAAAGTAAGGGGCAGGGCTCTTACTGAGAAAGAGAAAGAACAAATCGTATACCTCAAGGAAGCAAGGAAAGCACCTTCGGGTTCTGTAGACAGAACGAATAATGTGAAGTATGCCTACCCAGATTGGTGGAAAGTTAAACCACCCGTAAAGGAAAAAGACGCAGACGCAGAAGATATTGTATTAGAGGAAAAGGAAGGCAAAGGTGGAGCAATGCCTCCAAGTCAAAAACTAAGACAGATACGTAGAGATTTTCTAAACCTATCAAAGTCAAAACAGGATAAATTAAATAAAGGGTTCAAAAAAATATACAAAGAAACTGGAACTACTAATGCTTTTCTTACAATCTTAGATAAACGTATAGCAAACCCTTCTGCCACGGCGGTAGAAGAAATAGAGGATTCTATTGATGAGGTATCAAGAAGCATGTCCTTTCTACGTGATGAGGAAGAAGACGATATGGGTGAAACATTGATACACGGTAGAGGGGTAGGTGGCATGGATCCTGATCCTATGCCACATGAATATTTATCAACAGGGGAACTAATAAATAAAATGGAGGCTCTATTATCTGGAGAAGACCCAATATCAGGTATTGATGATTATAAACTATCACATATGGCAAAAATGTTTATATATATTGCTAATAAGAGATTACCATTACTTCTAAAACATAAGGAAACAGTCTTTCATGATAAACTATTTAAACTTATTCATAAACTTAGTATAAAACGATTGGTATGGTTAAATAAAGGTCTTGGAAGTCCAACAGAGGTAGGGAAAGGTAGAGGGTCACCGGAGGCGGATGCTAAGAAAGCAGAGTATAATGATACTGTCGCAAAAATAAAAGAGTATGAAAATAACCGCTCTTATAATGTCCGATCTTTACCTGCCCTTAGTAATAACGAGGGATGGAAAACTTGGGCATTTTCTATTAGAGCTAAAGAAGGTACTGAAGTGGCAAACGCAAAATACAAGGAAGCAAGGGAAGCCTTGGCAAATTATGAGAAACTATTAGCCAAACGAAAGGAATTATCGGACTGGTCAAAAAACCAGGCACCAACAGAGGTAGGGAAAGGTAGTGGTAACAGAGAAGACATTCTTCTTAAACTTAATCAAGCAAAAGCATATCTAAAAAGTGCTGAAAATGCTTCTGGTTCTCCAGAAGATAAAGCGAAAGGTATTGCTCATTGGAAATACCAGATCGCAGGCCTTGAGGACCAAGTAAAACAAGTAAAGATTAGTGACGAAGAAATTAAATTGGCAGACATAGAATATCAGAAGAAACTAGCAGATCAACAAGCTAGTTCTGCTACTAGGGCGAACCAAGTAGCACAACGAAAAAAACAAATGGATGACGAAATAGCAGCGGCAAAGGCAAAGGCAAAACAGAGGTAGCGAATTCTACTACGACTAACTAGGGGTTATGGGAGGTTTTAGCCTTTTTGGGACTCTACTTTTTGACAAATAAAAATATTTAAGAGGCAACCTCTAAAATATTTTCATTTCTTATAAAATGGGTAGCCGTTTTAGGGCAAAACCTCCCATTAGTAATAACCTGACATGCCAGATGAACGATCGCCTCGGCGATGTCCCTGTTCACGGCGCTCACTGCGCTCACCATGACGACGACGACCTTCACCGTCCATATCACGAGACTCCTCAGGAATTCCAGCACCAACCATGCGACCCATATGGGCATCAGAAGATCCAGGACCCATAGGTGCTGAAAGAATATCCTGCTCTGTGAGGATACCCTTGATGATTCTACTTGATCCCTTGATGGTTTCAAGGAAGCCAGAATTGACTGCGATGACGTAGAGTTGGCATGATGTCTGCGTGGCACCTGTTTGGTTCTGGACACCAAGTTGGAACTGGAGTGAGAAGTTACCAACAAGAGATGGTGCTTGACCTGCTTGGAGGACAATATCACGTCCAGGCTTGAGGATGAGAGGACCACCTGAAAGTCCTACACGTTGGACTGGGGTCGTAATAGCACCACCATTCATGGATGAACTCGCATAACCACGCCACTGGTCAAAGTCCATCTCAAGACCATTTCGCACAGACATGCGATATAGTTGTTCTTGTGTGTGAGATGAAAGGAGACCAGCAAAGTTATCAAAGTTCACTGAGATGCTTGTAATGGGGAGTACCCAATCAGCCTGTGTAGGATCAGGGGTAGAGCCTCCAGGGCTTGTAACATATGTGTTAGGTTTGACATAGATGATGAGGAGATCAGGAATGGCTGGGAGGGTAATCGTCTGTGAGTTGAGCGTTGCCGTAGCAGTGGCAATGCCAAGGGAGTTATTATTGAAATCAGTGGCAACAATTGACCCAATATTCTGTTGAGAGATGTAACGAGGGTAATCCATGTATGGGATGATGTTCTTAGCAGGGAGTGGTACATCAAGAGATGGTGTTAGGTATTGAATATTAACTACAGGGTTCGCAAAAGGCGCTCCAGCATTTACATTCTGGAACTGTTGATTTGAGGGGACAAGGGAAGCAGCTAAATCTTGATCTGCGAAAGGATTACTTGGAGCGAAACGAAGAACACGACCACCACCAAGAGGAGATTGGAAGTTCATCAAGAGCTGGATATTCTGGATGCCAAAGAGACCAGTGGTTACCTCACAATCATCAGCAAAGATGAATGGTGAGATGAGTAGGCGCTCAGTGGACTTGAAGCGGAAATAGAGACGATATACTGAAGCAGATGTAACGCTACCTGCCTTAAAGATAGGCACACCTGAAGCGCTAAATGAATATGTGGTAGTACCAGCAGCAACTGTTGAAACATCGCCTGTCGTCTTTACAGCACCATCTGAGTTAGTCCATGTGAAATCACCCCATGAACCGTTGGGCTTTTGGTCTGGACCATGCTCCTGATTGAAGGCACCAAGAGGGCTATTCGTTAGAAGGCCGTTTCGTGCTGCTCTAAGAGCAGTGGCATAGTTCACATCTGGTGCTGAAGCCACGGTATTTGGGTATGTCTGATATGTATCTAACATATTAGGGCATGTGCGTATCTTACGATTCTTACTGTAATCCGTGAGCCGTAGAAGTGAGTTCATAACATCCTGGGTATTAACAACAGTTGTAGTATCGTTAATAGTGGCAGACATAGTGGCACACAACTGGTGAAGAGGGAATGGAGCAAGAGCGCAGTCACGGCCATATACACAAATGGGAAGGGCAGCGACTGCCGTACCTGAGAGCGTCAAATCAACTGAACCATAAACAGTTGCCTGCCAATCCACAGCACGATCAATAAAGACAGACTCGGAAGGAACAATAATGTTAAAAGTCATCTGGGACTGGGAGTTCGTGATCGCACGATAAGGAACATTAGTAAGAGAAAGAGGACCCTTCTCAACAGCGAACTTGGGTTTTGATTGGAGAATGCGTGAATCCACAATTGACACCTTAGTAACCTCGGAAGCCATTTATACTAAGGTGTCAGTTTATTTTTATACGGAAACAACCCGTAGTGATTTATCACGCTGATGATTTTCTCTTAAAAAGTAGGCGTACCAGAATTGATCCTGTGTTCGGGATGAGTAAAGGTATTAATTGATTTGTCAAACGATTTCTCCAACATATCTTAAAATCAACTGATTTTACTTCCTGGTGTGATGTTGTCAATGATACCTGATTATTTTCAGGCACGTAAGTAATCAAACCACGCCAATTCTCACCTGCTATTTCATCGTTAAAATCGCACAATACAGTCTGGAAAGAAGACGTTCCACTTGTACCGCCGGACTGGACATTACTTTTTCCTAGGGTTACCGGGGCTGATACAAACTCACTACGAATAGGAATGAGAGTTGTAACAAGAACAATGGATGAAACTGGTGACCATATAGTATCTAGACTCTGGAAATCCTGCGTTGTAACATATGAAAGTAGAGGAGAAGTGTATGGACGACCAGTAGCAGGATTGATTTGTGTCTGAACATTTGTCCCTGTCTTGTTTCTAACGATTAATGTATTCTCTGGTAGGTATACTGTTGTGCTTTCACCAGCTGGGCCGGAAACATCGGTACCCCATACAATCTGATCTAGTCCAAAATATTGAGTATCAAAGTTTGTCATTAGAAGATCAAAATTATTATTATATCCCACATACATAAACTCCTCACCTACGTCTGTTGGAAGGACATTCGTGCCATCAGGACCCAGACCTGCGACCGTAGGTGGTCCCTGTGTTAACCCCCAGTTAGTTCCAAGTGTATCTGTGTAGAATGAAAACTTTCTGTTGTTTTCATCATACTCCACGGTAGGACATCTATTTAACAATACGTAGTCAGCGAGCGCCACATCGGCATATGCCTGGAGGCGATTATAGGCAGCCTGTAGTGCTAAATTAAGAAGAACAACCCAATGATTATAAGAATAAAGATAATAATAATCAGTCTCCTCTTGGGTTGGTGAATTACCTCTTGGTAAAGGAGTTCCCAAATCAAACAGTTCGGGTATCCATTGAACGAAAACAGGACCTGAAGTTACAAACTTTTCAGCACCTCCTGATTCCTCACCTGGTATCCATATAGCAGCGTTTACTGTGATAGAATAAATAGTATTATTAATTGACTCTAGAACACCAATATTTGTTATTGTCGCCAATGCCTGTGCTACGGCGATTTGGTCCGCTCCAGCATCTCCTGGTGATAGTCCAGTAGATAATGCTGTAATAGAGTTAGCACCTGTATCAATCTCTGTAATTGTCATATTCGCTTGATTGAAGAGGATCTGATTTGCTGTACCTGTTAAACCAGCCACTGATATTCTATCATCCACAGCAAGTTTAGAAACATCACCAACAACATAAACTAATGTGGCACCAACTCCACCTCCAGCTGTCGTACAAGTAGCACTGGTAATTCCTACAATTTTTGGGGCTGGACCTGTTGTTATAATGGCAGTCATACCTTCTGCGGGCGCTATTACTGTCGCATCAGATGGCCCCTCTGTGGTTGAATAACCGGATAATACCGTGGGAGAAAGTGCCGTAATTATTAGTCCTGTTTGATTATATTTCAACTGCTCGGCATCGCCAGTTATACCAGTTATGGTGACTCTGTCGCCTATTTGAAGACCATATGTAGATGGTAATGTATATGTAAGAAAGGCCACAGGATCCTCACCAGATGACGTTGCTCCAGTGACACCATAAATAAGAGCGATATTTCCAGGTTTTATTTGTGGTATAAAAATAGGTAAAATCTTACCAGAACCGTTTATTGTAACCTTCAAAACAGATACAGTAAAATCGTTAGCATCACGAAGGATTGGTGCGTCACGTGTTTCATTGAATATCGCTGGAGGGTCATCCAAGGTTCCTCCTGTTGAGGTGTTGTTGTTGATAATATTTGCTGAATAGTAAATATTGTCAGGGTCTGATCTAGAGTTAGGTAGCAATGCGTAACTACTCATTTCTATATAACTCTAAGATTTTTTTTAATTACATACCACGCAAAGAATCATTCTGCTAATGTTTTAGCCATCTGAAAGTAAAGGCCGATACATACTCGTCCGGACTGGTCCCAAAATCTTCTATTTGTTTTTTGTATTCATCTAGCGTCAAGTTCTTGAAATACATGCGACATACACAATGTCTGCCACATGTCGCTATGTCGTTTTTTTCCTTTTGGAACTTATGTGGATTACAACTGACATTATATTTACTATCACTTAGTAGTTTTGATAATGTGGGGTAGTCTTGTTCTAGTTCTATTAGCTTATCCTTTGAGAGCCACTTGCTTTCCCCATCTGGTTTGTACCCCCCATATGGGTCAAAATACTCCACGTTCCTCCCCTTCTTTATCATACACACCCAATGCCCTGTATGTTCGTCCTCGGTTAGATACAAAATCATACAGCGTCCCTCCTTATCAAAAGCCTGATCTATATGACTCATATCGTTCAACTCAGGATAAGAAATTACATTGAGGCCAGGGAGTATCTCTTTGATATCACTATCTGATAAAGGGTATTCTAGGATTTCTTCATCCTTTTCTTGTTCTTCTTTAGAACCACTACCAGTGGTACCTTCGGTAGGTGTTGATGACATAATACTACCCCCTTTCTTCATTCTAAAATGTTTCCTATAGTTTGCCACTCCTTCTTTTAGAGAATTGGCAGACCATAATATCCAACGGCTCAATGCTCCAGCAGACATAGGGTCATCCCAGTTTTCTCTTGGTTTATGTCTTGCGAGGTAGTTTCGCATTCTTAATGGTTGTTTATGTATTGTCAGGTCAGAGGCTCCTCTCTGGCCAAATGGTACAGTTTTAAAATCTCCATCGTGTGTTTTGAAAAGAGCATTATATTTATGAACTCCATCTTTCGCCGGTTGTATCTTCAATAGGTATGGCATCTATTATTCCGTTTGATTTATTTTTATAATCTCTAGCGATTGGTTAGATGAAAACCAATAGGCAGAAATTCAATGAAAAGTACCATCTAGCAGAGGAGGCTCATCTAGACTTAGAACAACTAGCACAACTCTCCAATATACCCATGGGTTGTCTTCGGCAGGTATTGATACGTGGTTCTTCTAAGTCGGGGTCTAACAAGGTAGACCCATTTAGTGAAAAGAAAAAAATCAGGGTTAAAAAAACTACTGACCTGCCTCTGCCAAAGGTAGGGGTGGGTGTAGGTTTTTCTCGTGTCTATTCGTTTCTAATGAAAACACCATCGGTGTATGGGGGGTCCGAGGCTGACTTGGTGTTACTATTTGGACTGCCTCCTCTTGAAAAACGGATATCGCAGAGAGGCCGTTCAGCTCGTCAGGCTTCGCCACCTTCTCCTGATCAAAGCGATGATGAAACTCGTCTTGAATCATCTGAGGTATTAATGGAGCCACTTCCTGTAGCCTTTCGTAGGCATCCTTGGTATACTTCAGAAGATCGTGACCAGTCATCCTCTCCTCACGAGGAAGAGCCAATTCAATACTCAGAAAGCGAAAGAGCCGAGCATATTGAATTGATGCCAAGCGATGACCCTCAGCCCTTTTTGCGAACCCATAATACGATCCAACAGTATTTAGAACAGATACAACAAGAGACGCAACACCTAGAACCAGGGAGCCAGTTTGTGGAACCCCAACAAATATGCTCTGCGACCCCACAGAGCAAAAACCAACGACGGAAGAAAGTATAATGACCGGTAGGTCAATATAAGCCTTGTGTTGTGAATAGGTCTCTTCACCTCTCTTGTGCGCCCATGCGAGGGCATGTGCCTTTTCACCTGTATCACGAAAATACCTCTCCAATTGAGGGTTCCACGAAATCTCGCCGTGGATACTATCATCCCCCATTCTATACACCTCCCTTATAAAGAATTCTATCAAGTTCCACGATACGCTCCTGGATCATTATGGAGTACTCAGTTTTGAGCTGTTCCTGTGGTATCTCTGCTAGCACCAATTCTAGAAACTGTAGTTGTCTAAATAGCATATCATTCAAAACATCCATCGGCATTGTACTTGACGTACGCTCCTGCTTTCGCAGATGACCCCCCCCCTTATCGCAGGTGACCCCCTTAGTTCTAGGCATATTCTGTATCTTCCTCACCCTCGGCTATATTTCTTTCGTACATCTCTTTTAGTTCATCCAGTTGTGCCTGGTATTCAAAGTTTATATGATTTTCATTGATATGCTTACATAGGCGCTTGTAACTCCAGGCACGTTTGACCTGCGGATCAATCTCAATGGCCACCACCGCAGGTTTCCAGTTGGAGTAAATCTTATAGCCCAGAACAAAGCGAACAAAACTCGTCGGCATCTACTTGACGTACGCTGCGACTCCGCACCCCCTAGTCGCAGGTCCGCACCCCCCCTACCTGTCCAGGTGCGCTCGCTCTGGCAGGCACTCGTGTCCATCCTCATCCTCCTCCCCACAGAACTCACACTCCTCCTGTGTAAGGGGGTGTCCTTTGAACTCCTTATGGTCGTCATATGACACCTTCATAGCCTCAAGGGTAAGCCAGACCCTCTCAACAGGCCTGTGGTTGTCCATCAGGTGCCTACACAGGCGCCTGTAGGACCAGGCACGCTTGACCTGCGGGTCGGCTCGTAGGTCCATAGCAACATCTCCGTAGGGTCCTTGGGTGTGTTTAAGGGCAAAGGATGTAAAGGTCATTCGGTCTACCTTCCTTGGTGGAAAAAGTCCAGTCAATTTTTAGACCAGGGGCCTCCCTTATGTCATCTGTAGATGATACATTATATGATGAGACATTTCAAAATGTCTCATTTTATGATACAAAAAAGGCCGAAAAAAAAACGACGTAGGCTAAAAATTGACTGTACTTTTTCCAGGTGAACCGGTAGCACAATGAACGTTGACACCCTTTTGGATAACACGAACACAGTTATGGAAACGACGGTAGCAAAGGAACAACCAAAGGTTGAGGTTGAGGCTTGGGAATGCGTGATATGCTGTGGCGACGGCACAAGGACAGGAAAGGTCACCCTCGCCTGCTCACACGAAACCTGCTTAGCCTGTTTTATGAAAATGACAACAACACCCACCTACTACGGCACAGCACCTACTGAACTCAAATGCCCCTTTTGCCGAGGTGCTATCCGCACGGTTGATGGTATCACCGAGCAGGAAAAGGTAAAAATACGAATGGCCCTGGTACACGTAAGCAACACAACCTTGGAAGTCAAAAGGATAGAGGACATCCTGACGTCAGCGAAAACACGACAGGCTATACGACAAACAGACCTCGCAGAAGTGTTGCGAGACCTCAAGCTAACCGAGGCTGAAGCACGAGAAATCGTAGTTATAACACCAACCGTCGTTGAGAGACCTCAAGCACCTGCTGCCGTGGCAACAGCACCACTAACCCCCCTTGCTAACGTGCCAACTATAAACCCCACGGTTGAACGTACCAAGTGTCCTGGGTGCCGTTCCTGGAGGAACTCGTCCCTGGTGCGCTTCCGCCACGTCCACGACGAAGATGGTACCACACGCAGGCTTCGCAGGTGCGATACCTGCCAGGACCAAGCACGAAGGAACTATGAAGCAGCAGCGAGGGCGAGACACGCAGCCATACCAGAATGAGCGTAAAATGAATGAAAGCCACCGCACGAAAGTGCGGTGGCGGCGTCAAGTAAGAAGAGAATGTCTGTAGCCCTTGCGAATGAAGTCCAAGCGATCACAAAGCGTACCGTTGATTATGAGCGAATCATAAAGGAACTAACCTCAGCGAAGGAGTTTATGAAGCGTCACTGGGAAGGAACAACTATGAACCTGCGAAAATGGTGCGAGGATGGCACTATGAATGGTTCTGATGAGGTGTTGGAGTATATCAGGATGATAAACCATACCTTTCCGCTCAAGAAAGCAGAAAATAATGAAGCGTGCCAAAAAATATTGGATGACCGAATCGCAGAAATGAAGGCCAAAAAGGAAAAAAGGGATGCTCCTAAGGCGGAGCCAAATGCGATAAAGACTAAGAGGGCTGCTGCGACTGTACCCCTTGTTTCTGCGATTGTATCAACGGTGACACCTGCGGATTACCTAAAGGTGCGAAAGCATCAGGTAGCACTGCGGACGCAACTATGGGAACGTTACCAAAAGATGGGTGCTACACTAGCTACCCTCCAAAAGGCTGTGGAAGATGCTGGAGTCAAAGACCAGGTACTAGCCAAAGCAGGAGATGTACCAGTGTTTCGCCGTGTACTTCATATGACTACTAGGAAACCTAATGAGGTATCTGCGATAACTACAGTTGAGGATATGACTGAGGATATCAAGAAAATAAAAGAATTATATGATGAGATGAATGCTAGCGTGTAAATATCAACAAGATTAATGTAAGGAGTACGGGAGGTTTGGGGGGTTTTGGGGGTCAAAAAAATCAGAAAGTAAAATATTTATTTTTTTGATTGAGGACCTCTGAAAATATTTTTTTTAATAGAAAGTGGTTCCAAAAAAAGGGCAAAACCTCCCGTGTTTTTTACTGCCTTCTTTTTCTCGTTCCAGTATAGAATGTATAAGGCAAAATACCCAGAGCATTTCGCAGAACCAACAGTGAAGGTCCTAACACTCCTAAGTCTATCAGGGGAACCTGAAATACTAGGCTCCGCCTCTGATCGCCTCGTCTTGTATTCAGCAGATATAGATGCTATAGATACAACTCAATGGAAACCTGAATACCCACGAATTATAAGGGAACGTATAAGACTTCTTGGTAAAATGCCAAATGTGCGAATAGGTGATATAAAAGGGGGTATTGTCCCTGAATGGAATATTCTTTCACAGGGACATTTCACCAAGGGAAAGGTATTAGGATATAATGCGCATGAGTCTAGGGAAAAGGTAGCCAATCTATTCTCCAGAAAAATCATAACAAAAGAAGAATACGACACTGCTTTGAAACTGCTAGAACCCCATCCATCTGGCCTTGAATTCCTGGTAGCCCAGAAGGAACTGCGATTTGGCATTGTAAGGTGGACACCAAAAGACATAGCAATTGGGTTCGTGAAGTTGAGAGATGGTACAACCTTATCACTTGAAGATGCTATGTTACAGCCTACCATTTTCAAGATTGATTTGGTTTTCTGGGATAACGAGCGGTTCATTGATTGCGAAATGCTATATAGATTTAAAATAAAAGGTAGAATTATTGCTGAAGAAAATCCTGAGGCCGTGCGCAGAACCATTAAAGAATCAATGCTTATCTTTGCGTCACAGCAGAATTGGATGAAGGTGGCAAAGCGCATGTATCTTCTGGCAAAGGCTGACGATGCTGTAACCATTCAAGAAAACTTGCGTGATAAAATATTCAATTCTGATTTTGGACGTTTGTATGGTATTCTTTCTGATGCTGAAACATTAGCAATTCTTACAGAAGAAGGTGTATCAGAAGAAGAAAAACAACATATTCACCAAGAAAAGGATGCTATGCGTGAGCGCTTATCAAAGGTAACCCTACCATCCTTCTTGAAGCCTCTTGATCCATTTTCAAAGGTATTTATTGATACCATCCAAAAGCATTTACAACCAGGTATTAAAAGGGTATTATTGGATATAAAATTGATTCCATTTCCTAAGAAATGGTTGCCTTAAAATTGAAAAATGCCAAAAACTCCCAAACCTCCCATTTGTAAAATGCCCCAAGAACGTAAAACTTTCTAGGGTCATCTTGTCGGCAAAAATCCCCTGTGTTTTGCGGGTTGGTTAAAAATGTATATCGTAAAGTAGAA